TACTATTTTTCGTGTTTTTAGTACTAAATTAATTGTTTTATTTTTTGTTTCTATAATCATTTTATTTTCTCTCCTTTGCAAAAGAGAGAAGGCTTATTCTGCCTTCTCATTATTTTCTTCTATTGTGCTAGCAACTTTTCTTGTTCTACTCCTAGCACTTAATGTAGAACTAAGTTGTGGGAAAGCCTTTACTTTCTTGTATTTCTGAGCTTCTATAAATTGTTAATTTTGATTTTAACATATCATCTATAGCAATTTCACTCATTCCAACATAACATGTTCCAGTAAAGTACCATGTTAATGGTTTTCCTGCCTCTGAAGCTGTGCTTTCTGGTAATTGGATTGCCCAATAGCCATTTGTTTTTGCAGTTTGTAGTGCTTTTAATTCATCATATTGGTCTTCTTTAAATAATATTTCTATTTCTAGATTTTCTGCTTTCTGTCTTCCTTCTGCCATTCTTTCATCCGGAATATCTAAAGCACTATAAGTCACTCCTTCTGGTGCTTTTAAAAATTCTGGTATACTTTGTACAAAAGCTATTTGTTTTCTTTTAGCCTGTGTTTTTAAGTCTTCTAATGTATCTGCATGAAACAATTTTGTCATTGTACTTGTTTTTGGGTCCATTTAAAATTCCTCCTATTATCTTATAAAATTAAAAGAGGCCGTTATTGAATTATAACGAACCTCAAATGTTATTGTTATACCGTATTTTTGCAATATAGGATCATACATTGCAGGGCTGGTATTTGTCCTTATAAAATTATATTCTTGAAGTTTTGTATCAACTTCATCTGTCATTTGCATGGCTTGACGTTGCTTTTCATTCCAACAAGTTATTGATATTTGGAATGTTGATTGAATTGGAAATGCATTTTCCGTTTTATTCACAGATTTTAAAGGTGTATGTAATTCTAGGCAAGGAAATTTACTTGTTGTTGTAGGATTTGTTAATATTTGCTTATATTTCAATGATTCTAGTTTTTCATATACTAAATCACTAAACTCTAATTCACTTAAATCTTTCATTTACATACCTCCTTTAACATCTCATCTAATTTTTTCTTAACTATTTCTGCATTTTCGTTTCTACTTTTAAATTCAGAATCACTTAAAAAGTGATTTGCTTTTGAGCCTACTGCAACATAGAATTGTTCTCCTTTTATGGTTACAATTGGATAACTTAATGAACTACCGACTTTATTCACAGGTATATACCATTCTGTATAGCCTGATTCGATAAAGTGTTTTGTTTTTCCTATGTGTTCTTGCTCCGCATATTGTCCGAGTTCCAAAATACTCAAACCATAAATATGATTGTCCATTTTCAGTCATAAATTTAGAAGGGTCAGCATATACACGACCGTTTCACTTCTTTAGTAGACATATCAATCATTTCTGCTAATATACCTTCTTCCTTATGTCCGTTTTTCCAATTTTATAGCATAACCTCTAATGTTTTTTAATACATCTTCAGTTGCCATCTTTGCAGTTTGCGGTAATTTTTTAATTATAGCATCTATATTTTTAAAATTATGTTTTACTTTTATATTGCAATTGAAATTTATCATTGTATTTTCTCCATTCTATATACATAAGTACTTCCTATTTTATTTTTGTCCAGTACTCTATACTCCGGAATAAACTTCTCTAATTTTGAGATATCTTCAAATGATATTCCATTACCTTTTTGTATATCATAATTTCTAGTCGTACGACCTTTATATGTACTATAATCCACTTCACCTGTGGACTTTCTATCTAACTCGTTGACATCTTGTTGCATATTTAACCAAGCCTGTACTTTATATTTCCATGCTTTATCACTCTCGCCGTGGTCTTCTATCTCTTCATATTCTGATATATATACTTTTGTTAAATCTCGTAATAACACTATTTAATCCTCCTTAATCCAGATTTAATAATATCATTTCTTAATTTATCTATAATGTCTTCAAATGATGTTGAAATAGAACCTTCATTTCGACCTGTTAAGCCTTCTGCTCCCCTTGAAAGATATATTGCTTTTGTTGCTTTCTTTATATATGGAAATAATTTTTCATCATTTTTTTGTCTATTAGAAATATCAGAGGCAATAGAAGTTACTTCCTCTAATATTTCACTTAGAACTTCTTTGTCGTCTTTATAATTAGCTCCTAAATCTGCTATTATTTTATCTATATTACTGGTTTCTGCCACTTCTATTACCTCCTAATTCTAAGCCATTGAAGCAATTGTTGCTATTCCTGCTTTTTTAGCCTTATTTGCTGAATCAACTTCAACAATTACTATTTTTTGTCCAGATGTTGCTGTGATTTCGTCTGTTCCATTCCAAGCTGTGTATCCAGATGTGCAAACTGCACCATATCCTGGCATTGTTGGATTAGCTGCTGTTTTATATTTATAACTGTTTCCTGTAGATAGTGATGGTGTAACAGTTATTTTCGTTTTTCCTGTTGTTGTTCCTGCTTCTGATTTTACAGTTAATTCTGTAAGTTTAGCATCTGTTACATAGAATATAGTATCTTCCATTAATGCTTTTGTTCCTTTATATAAGAAATCTTCTAATGCTACAGCATCATCAAATGGCACTTTCTCTGCTCCATATTCTGATACATAGAATGGTTGAGCAATAGCTCCGTCCATCATTACAACAGCTTTTACACCGTCTGGTAATCTTGTTGATTCATAAACTCTAACAGAATCATACATACCAATTGCTTGTTCTTTTGGATCTGTTCCATTTGGTAAATCATCAAGAATTTTCTTCATTCCTTTTCTATATTCGCTATCTACTACAATAACTAATAAATCTGATTCTATTCCATCGATAAAATCATTTTTTAAAGTTCTTGCTTTTTGTAGCAAAGTATCAATAGTGTCTTGAATGTTGTTTTGAGCAGCAACTTCTGTTCCTTCCAATACTTTAACAAAGAACTCTCTGTCTAAGTATCTTATAATAGCTGATTGATGATTTACTTTTCTTTTTTCAGCCATACCATCAATACCATAAAGTTTTACGTCTTTTCCTTGTAATTCTTCAACAATTTCTTTATCTGTATCAATAACAACTTTTACTGGTTTAGTTTTTACTTTATCGCCTTTTCCAGCAGCTCTTGCAGTACCTTTGTCTTTTAATTCTGCATTTACAAATCTTTTATATTCAATTACTCCACCTTCAGGATTTCCAGAACCGTTTTTAGCTTTTATTTGTTCTGATACTGCTCTTGCAGCAACATTTTCTAATACTCCACTTAATACTTGTTTTAAATTATCCTTTGTTTTACCATCTTGTAGCATTATATTTAATGCTTCTTGTGTAATTTCTCCCATTTTTTATTCCTCCTATTTTTTAATAACTTGATCTAGCTATTGATCTGCTTTTTGTATTATCAATACCTGTTTTTTGAATTGGAGTATCTTCTTTTAATCTTTCATTTACAGCTTTTTCAACAGCTTTATTAAAAGCATTTGAAACTTCTTCTATTTTTGAATTAATTTCTTCTGCCTTAACTGTTTCAAAATTAAAGAAAGTCAATAAAGATATATCCAATCCTTTTTCACTTGCTATTTTTGTTGCTTGTTCTTTTAATTTATAAGCATTTAATTCTGCAAGTGCTTTTTCTTTGTCTGTTCTTTCTTTTTGTGCTTGATATTCAAGTTTTTGTTCTTTGTTCATTTTTGCTAACTTTTCAGCTTCACTTTTTTCACTGTTCATCATTTCTTCCCAGTTTGTTTTTGCTGTGTTTATAGCTTTTTGAACTCTTTTGTCAAATTCTGCTTGATTCTTTCCATCTTTCAGAAAATCATCAAATGTAACAGGATTGTTGTTTGCTCCTGTATTGTTTTGGTTATTTGCTCCCACTGATTCATTATTTGCCCCAGTATTAGCATTATTTGGATTATTATCTTGTCCTTCCATTCTTTACTCCTTTTGCCCCAGCCATTGCCTTAAGCCCCAGCCATTGCTAATTTGTATTCTGTTGTTCTTTATAGTCTGCAATCAGTAAAAAGACATAAAAAATAGACGTACGTCTACGTCTAAAAATTTATAATTAAAATGTTAATAACTTATTTATTTTTTTCTTTAATATTAAGATATATTGCATATCCTATTATTCCTGCTAGTTCCGTTAATATTGTGCCTATTACTCCACACCAAAATGGATTTATATACATATTTTCCACCTTCTTTCCATAATAATAGCACCTACTTGCTAGTAAGTGCTATTTAATCGTCCTCGTCATCTTCATATTTCACATGATATTTTTTATTTTTCTTAATACATTTATCTATTGCTTTTATGAGTTGTTTCTTATTGCCCTCAAATTCCATTAGTGGAAATTCGTCTGCAAATTTTATCTTGTAATCATTTAATTTCTTTTCTACTTCTTTATCAAATCCATCATCATAAAACATTACTTTATCCTCCTTATTAGCCCATCAAAGGCACTTAATGTATTGGGCAAATAGTTGTTTATTACTTGTAAATATTTTATATCATTTCCTCCTGCAATTGCAAATAAATCTGCAAAAGTTTCTTTTTCTAATGCATTTTTTCTTTTCCAATATTCATTATCATGTTTATATTTTCCTCTTATTTTATTGTTTGTTAGTCCGCCTATAATATCACTTAATTCTGCATATTCTTCATATTCTTTGCTTCTTAATTTTTTATTGATTTCTTCTTTATGTTTTAATATATTTGATTTATCTATTTCTAAAGCTGTTGTTAATTCTCCTCCACATGAAATATGTTTATGCTTATAATCAATTGCATGACCTACTTCATGTCTTATAGTTCTATTTTTCTTATTTTGATTTGCTCGTTTCCATTCAGCGTTTAAATAAATATTATTTGCTTTGTGTTTGCTCTTTTTACCATATATGTATATTTTTTCTATATTGTTATTTAAAGCAATGTTTCTTATCATATCATTTTTAAAAGCTTGTTTTATTAGGATGTTTTTCTGTTTCGTTATATCTTTCTTTATATAATTATTTATATCAAGATATTGTAACAAATCCTCATCTTCTGAACTATCTTTTACTGTTGAAATATTTGGCAAATACATAATTGTACTTCTACAATAATGAAAGTGATGTTGGATTGGTGGGAGATTTAAGCCTAGTACTAATCCATTGCATCTAATTCTTTGTACTGTTAATTCTTTTTGTGTCTCACCATAATATCTATCAAATACATTTTCTTTGTTAATATAAAACTCTTGATTATTTAAACTATCACACATTAAAGTTGTTTTATCATCTTCTACTGCAATAAATCTAACTTTTGAATTATCTTCTGTTACTTCTTTTATTCCTTCTGCTTTTGCTAGATTATTTAAGCCAATCATTTGTAAATCTGCTGCACCTGATATTTTGCCATTATTTATATTAAGTTTTTGATTGTTTTGCCTATTTATTATTATTTGAAACTCATTAGAATCAATTTCTAGGCTTTTTTGTTGTTGTATATTTAAAATTAATTGTTTATATATTTGTTGTGCATTATATTGTATTGTTGCTTCAATATACTGTTTCCAATTAAAGCCACTATAATTTGGTTGGTCTAATAATGCAAGAAATAAAGCCATCGTTAATATTGATGGCTTTTTCTTTTTGTTTACCTCTTGTTGACCCTGTTCGTAATAATAATTGGCATCTTCATACATTATTTGTGTTTCTTGCTCTGCAAGTTTGTTTTGCTCTTCTACATATGAACTGTAAATAAGTAACTCTAGTATTTCACTATTCTTTACTCTTGTTCTCTTATAAATATTGTTTGCTAATACAGTAAAATAGCTATTATTCTTTAATAAGCCTTGTTCTTTCCATTGTTCTATATATGTATTTATTCTTTTTTTAGTTTTATTATCAGCAATATTATAGATGTTTTCGGTTGTAAAATTAAATATATCAAAGATTTCTTGAAGTCTGTTCTGTGTTTGTTTTGATGTTTTATTATATAGTTGTTTTAACTGTCTCATATAATTATCATGTACTTTCCACATATAAAACACCTCTATTCTTTATTGATTTGCTTATTACCAACTTTTGTTTGCTCTTTCTTGTTATCTGCTGTTAGTTTTTGTGCTTTTTGTTGATCCGCCAAATCAGTTACTTTATTATCTTGATTGTTTTCTTTATTGTCTTGATTTTTTCCTGCTTGTCCTATCATTTGCATTTGTTGTAAATTCTTTTGAATATTCTCTTCATTTTGTTTATCCATTTCTGCAAGTTCTGATTCTGCATCTAATCCAAATGGTAAATGACTTATAATTGATTTATCACTTACCAATCCTCTTAATTTTAACCAAGCAGTTGTAAGACTTTCAGTATCTGTAGGTAAATTACGTATTAATATAACATCTATATCTCTAAAATCATATTCTTTACCTTTCTTTAGATTTATTCTTGCTGTTATCATCTCCCACATTCTTAAGTATTCTTTTCTAAATAAATGATGTGCTTGTTGTAACACTTGTTCTAAAGGAAAAAACTTTTTTTCTAAGGCTGCTGCATTGTCTGCATTTGTAAAACCTTGATCTGTTACATTTGGCACTCCAGAAATCATAAGTGCCATATCTAAGCATGTTTTTTTATGATTTTCTGATGCAGTATCATTTATATCCTTTATTATCCAATCTATGTCTCCATCCTTATCTGGAGTATAAAATACTTTTGCATTTAAAACAGCCTCATCTTCTTGTACTCTTGCAGGATTTTTTGTCATTATTATATTTCCATTCTTATCTTTTTGTTCTTCTCCTTTGTCATTTACTAATGGTATTAAGGGGTCGTTTGTTGGAGAAAATCCTGTTACTTTTAATTTTGCATTATCGTTATAATCAAAAATATTAGCATTATTCTCTATTACTTTTTCATTTTTGTTTATTAAAGTTACAACATTTTCAAAAAATGACATTCCATAAGGGTTTTCTACTGCAAAACAAGGCAAATCAGTCCATCTTACTGGTTTGTCGCTACCGTCTACCTCTTCAAACTTATATTCAGAACTCTCGGTAATAGTCTTTTTTTCTATTCCATCAACAAATTGCTTTTTATAGTCTTTTGTTATTATTTCTAAATGTGTTTCAATTCCACCTGTTGTTGTATTTTCGTACCAGCACCTTAATAATCCTACTTTTGTGCTTGGTACATCATAGTTCCATATAGCTACTGTATTCAAGCTTGAAACATTGGCATATACTTCTTCGTTACTCTTATTTTCATACACCAATCCATAACATGCTCCAGTTGTAATATAATCAAGTACACAGTCATAAAAAAAGCTACCATTGTCATTATATTTTGCAATATAATCAATAATAGCTTGATAGTCTTCTGGATCATTCTTCTCTCCAAAAATCCTTTTAAATATTCTATTTAAAATTCCTTTTTGAGTTTCATTTATGTTCTTAACTTTAAATTGAGGCTCTTTTCCTCCAAAATATCCACTTGCAATAATACTTATATAATATTCAAGCGCAACAACAACATCCTTTTTATCATATTTTCTTGTAAATCTATCTTGTAAATATTTTCTGTGCATAAATATTGGTAATGCTTTTCCCCATAATATACTTATGTTTTGGTTTATATTTTTTTCGCTTAAAAAATCATCTTTATATTGTATTTTTTCTACAAAACTCATTATTTTTCTCCTTTACATTATATTGTTATAACCAAATTGTAATTTCTTTTGATTTATATATTTTTCCACTGCATATCTCATTGCATCCATCAAATGATTAAAATCATCTATTGGTCTATTTATTTTGTTTCCAAACTTGTCTTCATCCCAAGTATAATTGCTTATTTCTGTTATGAAATTTACACATTTAGGATGTATTATTATTTCAAAATCTTGTATAAATTGAATACCATTGTTTATACTGTCTTTTCCCTTTAACGCTCCTGTAATATGTCTTAAACCTAATCCCCTTAATTCATCTATTGACTTTGGTTCTGCACTATCTGCTGTTATTTTTTCTTTTGAATAACCCATCTGATTTATTTTGTCATATATTACTTTGTTACTCATTCCTTTTTGATATATTTCATCATATACATAAATCTTTTTGTTTTTTAAATCTATTGCACCACAAAATAGTGCTGTTGGGTCGTTTGTATAACCAAAGTCTAATCCCAAAGCACTATCTAAGTTTCTTATTGTATTTAATTCAAATTTTTCTTCTTTCCAATTTTCATATACTAATCCATCAACTATACCCCAGTTACCTAATCCTGCAACTTGATATCTTCTAGGATTATTTTTCTTCATTCTTTCAAATACTTTTTTATCTGCTTCATCTAGCCACTCGTTACAAAGATAATTTGTTGTCATTGCTAATATATCATCATCTTTAACATCAAAAAATCTTTTCTTAATCCAATGATGTTCATTCCAAGGATTTAATGTTATTGTTATTTGTTTAAATAATCCTTCTGGTACTTCTCCGTCTTATACTTTCATCTATTACATCAAAATCAGATTCTTTTGTTATTTCGTATGCTTCTTCAATCCATAACCAACATAAAACACCAATATCTACTGATATTGATGTTACTTTTAATGGGTCATCTAAACCTCTAAAATATATTTTCTGTCCTGTTGGCTTATACGTCATTTCTAATGGACTTTCTTTTATCTCCCAAAAACTATCTACTTGTAATCTATGTATTGCCCACTTTAATTCTGTAAAACAACTATCTTTTAATGTTCTAAATGTTTTTCTAATTACAAGCGTATTAGCTTCTTTATATTTCATCATGTTGCTTATTATCCATAATGCTGTTGTCTTTGATTTTTTACTTGCTCTTGAGCCTTTACACACCCTATATCTACATTTGCAATGCCAATATTCTGCATAACCTTTTCCAACTATACTTTGTAATGATATGTTATTTACTTGTTGCTGTGTATTTTTATTTATTATTTTATTTTGTAATATCATCTGTTATCACCACTGGTATATTTCCAGCCACTTCAACCTTTTCTTTAAATGTACCATATCTTTTTCCAAGTAGTTCTGCACATTTTGTTCTATCTTGTAATGATGCATCTAATCCAAACTGGTCTTTTTCTTCTCCTCGCATTACTTTTGTTAAGTATTGTAATACTTCTTCTTGTGAGGCAATTCTATTATTTTCTAATTGTTGTAATCGTTCTTGAATGAAATAGTTAAGTTTGGTTAAGTTTTCTGCACCTATATTCTTTGCTGTCTTAGAACTATACCCTGCTCTCTTTGCACTTTCTGTTGCATTTGCAGTTTCTATATAATAATCTATAAATCTTTTTTGCTTTTCTGTTAATTTATTATAATCTTTTTCATCTTCCATCTGCCTCACTTCCTTTTCTGTGTTCTTTTATTAAATATTTCATTACATCTATTTTGTTATAACATTCTTCTTTTTGCTTATATCTATCTTGTAATTCAAATTCATCTGTTTCTTCATTGTATATTTCTACTTGTTCTCTTTTTAATATTTGGTATTTAGTGCAATATTTATAATTCTTTTCACTATAAAATTGAAAACTATTTATTTTATATATCTGTCCTTTTGTAGATAAGGCATATAATAATTTGTTTATGTTTTTATTTATGTTCATTTAATTAAGCACCTCTCTTTAATCCTATAAGGACAAAATACTTTACCTTCTCGTAAATTTGTAATTTCTAAAAAAGAACAGTTTTTACACTGTTCTGGTAATTCGCTCTTTATTTGTTTTATTTTATCATTATCTGCATACTTTTGCTCTTCATCTATCATATCTAGCACTTCCTCACAACTGTCAAATTTACATACTTTACACTTTTTATTCCCGTTTGGGCATATTTTATTATCTATTAAACATTGAATCATACTCTATTCCTCTTCTGTACATGTTAATTTGCATAGTTAATTTTCTCGCTCATAATATACACACTTTGTGCATATTACATCTCCATTTTGAAAAACTCTTATTTCACAATCGTTCTTTGTTTTATTTTTGCATCTTGAGCAGTGTTCTTCTTTGTATTTTTTTATTCTTTCTTGATTAGTCATATGTATTTCTCCTTTTTTATATTTCGACATATTTTGACAGTTTTTTTATTCTTTGTTTGCTATAATCATTTCGATTGGAGGTGATTATATGATAAATAAATGTCCTTATTGTGGTAGCAATAAATTTGGCAAAATTGAAACTGGAAAAGATAATGTAAAATACGTTCTAACTCAAATTGATTTATCCTCTAATAGTTTCTTAGCCACTTGTGGACTACCCGTTGATGCTTATGGTTGTGAAGATTGCAAAGGAATAATGCTTATGCATGATCAACTAACTTTCCATCAATAATATTATTAGCAATTATTGAGTCAGCAGTATTAGCTGACTCTTTTTCTTTGTAAGTAATTTCTATTTTTTCTATTTCTTCTGTTTCAAATAGTTCTAATATTCTTTGCTCTGCTTTTAATTTATTAAGCATTTCACATTGTCCCATTTTTTCAGTTCCACTTATTACTTTTATTGTTTTTCCCATATCTTTTCCTCTTTTCTTTTTATAAACTCTATGCAATGATATAAAATGTCCCCACCTCAATTACTTATCTAGAATTTCATTGAGGCTGTATGTAAAATGATACCTGCAACGAAAAACCATACATTTAAGCCTCTTTCGCTTTTTGTATTCTTAAAACATTAGCTTTATGTTTGTTGAATAAAGGATTAACAGTCCTCTCCAACTGTTTATATCACTGCATACAACTTATAAATATTACTTAGAACTCGCTAGGAAAGTTCTGTAAAAATTTATATAAAAAAATAACTTGAAAGGAGGTCTGCCATATCAAATAAACATAACAAACTTTATATTATCAGTTACCTAGCATCTGGTAATAACTAATTTTAATCTATTTTTATGCATTTATTTTCAAATTTCTTATATGCATCAAAGTATAATTCTTTTTTGTCACCGTTGTATGTACATTCATAATACATACCATCTGGTAATCTTGTACTTAATAGTGCTTTATGATTCTGTAATATTTTACAATACCAAACAACAAAAACATCATCTAAAGAAACTGATGTATTGTCAGTTTTATCTAAATGTGCTTGTGTATAACTTCTTACTTCTTCTTTGCACTCGTCTAAAAATTCTTTACTTCCCATTTTCCTTCTTCCTTTCATAACATAATAAAAAGAGCAAATACAAAAAGGGGCTTGTACTTACTCTTTATTTTCTACTTACATTTCTCTTGATTATATATATATCACATTTTTATGTCGTGATTACACCTTTTTTGTCGTGTTGTTCAAATATTTTTAATGCTATTCCATTCATCTTGCACATATGTTTATAATCATAGTCCATCTCACTCGCTGTTGTTACAAGTGTCTTACCTTGTATGTATACTTTTTCTAAAATTAACTTGTATGGTTGTTCTACTTTATCTAATTGATTTAATATTTGCTTTTGATTTTTTTGTTCTCTTACTATTCTTTCTAGCAATTCATTTATATTATCTAATAAAATCGCTATTTTTTCTGCCATGCTATCTTGAACTTCTTTACTTCCCTTTGGCATATCTGATAATACTGATGTTATATTTTCTATACTTGCTTTATATTCTTCTATGTATTCAAGTCTGTCTTTTATCCATTTTTGATTATATTTATAATTTTTTAGTTCTTCTCGTGTCATTAGTATACCTCCTCATTAAATAATTGTACTCTACCTTCTATATTCTTCTTTTAGCCTTTTCTTAATTAGTTTTAATGCTATCTCATAAGCATCATTTTCGTCTTTTAGGTTATTTTCATCTTGCCTTAATACTTTTATTGTCTCTAGTAAATTATTGTTTAAATTTATCTTTTTCTCTATTAATTCTTTGGCATTTAATAGATTCTTTATTGTTTTAGTCATTTGTATCACTCCACCTCTTTTGCCTTATTTTCAAAATATTGTTTTATACAATTTAAGCACTTTTCACAATGCCCATCTATATAATTATCTGCATAGCAACCTTCCTTTGTACAAAATTCATCTACTGTTAATTCATCTTCAATAAACTCCGCCATTAAATCTATTATTTTATCTTTATTTTGTAATTGCTTGTTTAGTTTTGAAAATTCTTCTTTATATAGACTATATTTTTGTAATTTTTTAACTTCTTTTACTCTGTTTCTTAATTTTCTTAATAATTCATCATTATGTTTCTTTAATTTATCTATCTGTTTGTCTTTTTCTTTTAGCATTGCTTGTTCTTTTGTCATATGTTAGTCCTCCTTTTTTCTTCTTTAAATCCTTGATATCTTAAGCATCTTTCTAGTTCTTGTAATTCAGAATAATCTTTTAATTCATAATTAGAAAATCCATATTTTAATGTGCTATATCCACTTTCATTTTCATTTGTTCTAAATGATTTGTTTTTGCAATTTATTGTTATATATATTTGCTTTTTAGTTCCACCACCATTATATCTATAAGAATAAAAAGTTACTTCATCCATCCTAATTCCTCTACTTTCTTATTTATTGCTTGCAGTTCTGGCATTGTTATTCCATATCTATTTTCATCTATAATATCTACTGTTTCATATTCTGTATTAAATGAAAATGTTTTCGCTAAATCTTCATTTTCCCATTCTTCCAAAAATCTTGAAAATATAATATCTAAATTTCTCTTTTTATACCCTAACTTTTCAAACATCTCATCAGCACCCATTTTACTTGTCCTCCTTTAACTCTTTTACTTCTTTGTTTATTTGTTTTACTGCTTGTACTAATTCATTTATTTTGGACATCATGCAAATGGTTCCATCTATATTGTTAGTAACTGACTCTAATTTTTCTATACTATCTATATCTATTTCATCTTCTATTAGCTCAAATTCCCATTTTAATTCAAAACTATTAGCATATTCTTGTCTATTATCATATTCTACAAATAAATAACCATCTCTGGCTATAAAAGTTTTATATTCTGCTTTAAATCTACTTCTTTCCTTTATCTCTCCATTTGCTATTGCTTTTAGCAGTTCATATCCTTTATATTTCATTTTATTTTCTCCCTTCTAGTAGTTCTTGTAAAATTTTAATATCCCTATTTACTAATTCATCTTCGTACATCTCTATTAAACAATTGCCATACTTTTTCTTTTCTTGTTTTAATTCTTCTATCTTATCTTTTACTTCTTGAACTGGAATATTATCTAATAAATCACTTATTCTGTTATTCAATTCGTAATTATCAGCTTTTAATTCTTCATTCTCTTTTAATACTCTTTTATAATCACATTCATTTTCATCTGATTCTGTCAACATTGCACTATATTCTTTTTCTAATTTATCTGCTCTTGCTTTTTCTTTTAAATAATTATCTACTATATTTTTAATGCTTTGTATTTCTTTTTTATAATATTGTATATCTTCATCATTGTCATTTTTTACTTTCATTTGACTGTATATTGCATTAATACAATCTTCATCTCCTTTTATTATTCCTTCTAATATTTTCATATTTTCTTCTATACTATTTTTCATTCTTCCTCCATTTCTAATGTGTTTAGTAACATTTGTTTTAAATCATTTAAAACTGGTTTAATATTTTTATGTAACTCATCATTATAATACTTAAATTCTTCACTTTCTATCATATTTGAAAAGCTTGTACCAATATTTAAGATTGGCTCTTTCTCATCATTTATTGTAATATAACATTCTATTTTTAATATATTAACTCTATCTTCTCTACTATTTTCTTTCATTTAAAACACCTCCTAAAGCTTGTCTTTTTTGATATTCTGCTATTCCTAAATTTAAAATTTGATTAACTATTTCTTCATCTAAAAAATCAAATTTTAAGTTTTCTTTAGGATATCTCTTTGTAAAATAATCTTTTATAACTTGTTTTGTGTATTCATCATCTCGTTTTACTACTTCTTTTATTACTCTTTCTGAAAAAGAAAACATTTCATTCACTGTTTTTTCGTTCACTATGTATCACTCCTCTCCTTGAAAATTTTAGACGTTCTATTTCTTAAACCATCATATACAGGTTTTCTTCCAGCTTTTAAATCTCGCATAACTTCATCTGCTCTGTAAACGTTTTCTGGACATTCTCTACACTCATCTATTAATTCCTCTGTACTTTGGTCTATATATCCATAACAAAAGTATCTAGGCTTGCCTTCAAAAACAAATTCTACACTTGGTTTACCTCTATCTTTTATATCTGGTCTTAATTTAGCTTTACAACTCATATCTTATTTACTCCTCTCTAATTATTCCTTCAATAATCAGTTTCGATTTACATAAATATTCAATTGTCCAATAATTAATTCTATCTCCTATATGTAAATTCTCTCTTGTTCTTATATAAGCATCTGAACCACATTGCAATTCTAATACTCCATTTTCATATACAATTCCATAAAATGAACCTGCTCCATCATGTCCTTTGCAATAAACAATACTACCATGTTGTAACACTGGTTTTTCTATTTTATTTTTATCTTTTTTACTATATTGCTCAATAATATTTGTTCTTCCTTCTTCAACATATTCCATATCTTATTTACTCCTCTCTTCTAATGCTTCTATAAACTCTTTTTGATATTCGCATTCTTCACACTTTTCATTACAAATAGTATATGTTTCTGGAGCTAGTGGGCATATTATATATCCTTGTTCTTCTGCTAAAGCATCTCTTAACCATTGTTCCATATTTTATTTACTCCTTTACTACTAAATTTACTTTGATTAAATCTTGTATATATTCTTCTTTTAAAATTGCATTTGTATCATCATTATTAGCAACAATATTTCCATCTGGTCTTATCTCTATGCTAAAATAAGGTTTTATATATTTTTTATATATTTCATATGGTTCATTTAGCCCTATATCAATTTTCGTATATCCAAACTTTTCAAGTTCTTTTAAATCTACATCATCTCTTATTTTTAACATATCTATTCTCCTCCTAATAACTCTGGATTATCACCAAAACAACCACTTTTAATCCATTTATAACCTAATTGTACTAAACAACCAAAATCATACCAATCTACATTAGGATTAAAATTTCCATAAGTTTGTAAATACCAGTAGTCTTCATCTTCATTGTATCTAAAACTTGCAATTCCCCATTTGTGGCTGTTATCTACTGCCCATTGATATATCATTATATATTTATGATTTGTTTCTTCTAAAGCTATATCTAAATTATTTATTTTCTTATAATATTCTCTATTCATCTTCTCCTCCTACTTTTATATATGGCAATCTACTATAATTAAGTATTTATCTTGATTTTCTGGTTTATTAATTGTTTCTGTAAATTTTTCTAAGAATAGTTGTTCACTATCTTTTGTACTATCGTTCATAGTCCACCAGCCCATTTTTCCTTTTTCATGCCAACCTGTTTCATCTAATAATGCCCAACAAGAAAATGTGCTTTGCACCTCCGCATAATTTTCCTTTGTTTTATATCTTTCTATGTAATATTCCTTTTTATATAGCTCAAATTTAATATTTTCTTTTTCTTCTTCAGTTATTGTTTCTTGTCCTTCTACATAAGTTTCCCAAAATCTAATTGCTTTGTTGTATGTATTTTGAAACTCAATAGCTTTTTTAAAATCTATGTCTTTTATTCTTGCACCATCTACCCATTTATATCCTATTGGAGATTCTTTTCTTAAATTTTTTCCTTGGTTTATTAAATCTTCTAAGCTAGTTTCTGATATTACATCTTCATTATCTTCTTTAGTTAACAATAAATTTCTCCATCTTCCACCTACTGAATACCAATCCCATTTTGAATTAGGATTATATGTACTTAATTCATTTCCGTTCTTCATCATATTGTTCATATTCATCTATTTCTGCTTGGTATAATTCTTCATCTGTTTGGGCATTTATATATTTCAATTCCCAACCACTTAATTTTTTTCCTTCTTTTTGTTCTTTTAAAAAATCTTCTTTCCATTTTCTTGCTTTTTCAATTATTTCTTTTTTTGTTCTCTCTATATATGGTTCTACTTCTAACTCTTCATCATAAGGCGCTAACATTTCTTCTAATTTTTCTTTTTTTGCAGTTATAACTGCTACTGTAAAATGACTCATTATTCTTCTCCTCCTACTTTATAGCAATTAGCCTCAAACTGTTCTTTTGTTAGTATTGTTTTGATTTCATCATTAAATATTGCCATACCATAACCAATATCTAATATTCTTTCATCCTCTGATGTACTAGGCTCATATATTTCTAAAATTCTATATCCATTTACTATATCGTCTACTTCTATCAAGTTTTCTAGTTGTTTGCTATGTTTTGCTACATTATCTTTTTTAAATGAAATGGGTAATTCAAAATTCATTTTTACATATATACTATCTTGATTTATTCCTACTACTTTTCCTATTCCTAAAGCTATTAACCTAAAATCGTTGTTAATTCTTACATACTCTCCTACTTTTATCTCTTCCATTTCTACTCCTTTCTTTTTTTATTTAAATTGTCTTACATAAGGGCCTCAAATGTTACTTGTCCATCTTCCATAATTCCATTTAAAATATCCTCACTTATCATCTTTTCTTTTGCTTGATTATAGAAATCTTTTTTTATTTCAAATCCATAAGCATTTCTACCTAATTCTGCACAAGCCCTTAAAGTTGAAGCACTTCCGAGCTACTGGATCTATTACTACATCCCCTTCATCTGTAAATATTTCAATTAGTCTCTTTAATATACCTATTGGTTTTTGCGTTGGATGTATTTTAGGGTATTGCTTTGAACTATCTCTTTTCCATTCAAACCAATTGAATATCATTTTTCCTTTTTGTTCATCTGTTTTACCATTATTAAATTTAGGTAATTTGTCTCTATAAAGCACTACTGCATATTCAGTTGCTCCTACTATTCTCATATTTGCTTTTAATACTGATGCAGAATAATTTTTTACAAATACTAATGGGTAACTTTTCATTAATCCGTGTTTTTTTGCTTCGTCTATTACCATTTGTATTTGCTCAAAAGCACAAAATACTATCATTGCTGGTGCTTGTCCTTTTTCTTTTGGTTCTTTTTTTAAATACCTAGTACAGAAATCAAAGAAATTATTTATTTTAAAATCATTGTCTGTATCAAAAAAACTTTTTCCAGCAAGTTTACTTTCTCCCTTTTTGTTGTCTCCGTCTATGTACCAACTTGGATTACTTGCATATGCATTATTTCCTAAATTGTATGGTATATCTGCAATAATTAATTGCGCGTGTGGTATTCCATATCTTTTAGCATTTTCAAAGTGGTCATTATATAATTCTATCTTACATTTTTTATTCATCTTTTATATTCCTCTCATTTAATTATTCTTAGTTCCAAATTTGGATAAACTTTTTCAAATATTTTATGCTTTAATTTGAATACATCTGTCTGTATTCCTTTTACATCTTCTACTATTGTTTTGCCATTTTCTATATATTGAAAATCCGCTATATATTCGATTTTCCTAAAAGTTTTACCATTTTTCTTAAAACTATCTTGTAGTAAAAATCTTGGTTGTAATTGTAAATCACTTATTTTGCCTGCTTTTAATAATAGTTTTAGTTCTTTATATCTTTTGCTTTCTTGGATACTATCAAAGATGTAGTCATCTACTATTACTTTTTTATTTCTGTATTTGTTCATATCTCTATTTTCTCCTGTGTTCCTAAAATTGTTTTATTTTCTATTTTTTCTGCATACTCGCAATCGTTTGTACCTTTAAAATTTATATCTTCTAATCTCATACAACCGGCCACACTTTATGCATTTACCGTTCTATCGGTGGATAATTATACTTCATTTTGTTGTTCCTGCTTTTTTAATATTAATTCTTGAGTTTTTAAATCTCTCATAGTTAATAAATATTCTGTTGCTGGCACCATTTCTTCTTTTTCTATATGTTCTATTGAATTTTTCTTACAAGCTTCTATTTCTATTCTTATTCTTTCTAGTATTTGTTCTCTGTCCATAACTTCCCCCTTAATCTATTCGTGGAATATGCTGATAATTTATTACTTCAAATCCTGCTTGTGTTCTCTCATATATTGCTACTGTTTTGCCTGTGTATTCGCATTTCTTTTTATCTACTGCTTTTACATATCCCATTTTTTCTAATTCTGTTAATCTTGGTGCTGTATAATTTCTTTCTGTGCTTGGTATAAATCCTAAATCAAATAATTCTACTGCTAATTCCTTTGCCGTTTTAGGCTTGTCTAATCTATTTAAAATTTGTATATATCTTATTTTTGTTTTATCTTGTATGTCATTAAAACTCATTTGTCTTGTTTTAAATGTTATTGTATTCATTTGTTTATCACTTCCTCTACTTAAATCTTTTATCTATACTCATTAAATCTATAAATAATTGGTCTTGTTCTTCATCTGTTAATAAATAATACTCTTTACTATTTTTACAATCTGATATTATTGAAATTTTTTTTCTTGCATTTTCTGCTTTGATTTGCTCGCTATATTTATTAAATAAATATAAATAAATATTATTATCATTATTGTTTGTGTCCCTAGTATGTCCCAAGTCTGTCCCGAACTATGTCCTCAAGTATGTCCTTTTTTTCTAATATAGGTTGATATTTACTGTAATTTACAATACTTATAAGAGTTTTTCTTGTGTCCCTAACTTGTACTATCATAGTGTCCTGCTCTAGTTGGTTTAAATAATCACTTACTTTATGTCTTGACCATCTCCACCTTTCTGCTAATTGTTTTATTGATGTTAAAGTTTGTCCTCTTTCTATTTCAATAAAACCGTTTTCAAAAGGTATTTTTTTGCTCTTATGATTAACTGATAATAATAAATCAATCCAAGCACTTCGTTTATCGAAAGGCTCTTTATCTTTCCAAATCCAACTATTTTTAATTTGTCTATAAATTCTTATCCAGCCTTCCATATCTTCTCCTTTCGTATAATAAAGGGCTAGTTTACTGTCTAGCCCCTGTTGTCTTATAAATAACTTTTTCCTATTAACTTTATAAATTCTTCTCTTGTATGAGTTTTTTCATATTCTTTTTGATATGCTTTTTTTAACTCTAAATCCATGTCTCTATTGTAATGTACAGAGTTGTTTGACATATTATGTTCTTTATGACATAGACCAGTGCAAAATCCATTCTCAATTGAAATTTGCCTATTGGCTGAACCAAAATAAACTTCATGAATACATTCTGCTGGTTTACCACAAAAGAAACATTTATCTAAATTATTTAATATTGAATATCGTTTCATTTCTTGTCCCACTCTTTCAATAAACTTTCTATTTCTGCATCTGATTTGGTTTCTATTCCATAAGCCTTACAATCTTGAACTACACCATCTATTAATCTGGACATTTGTTTTGAATTAAAAGAACTTGAACCGTAATATGCATTTATTATTTTAAATTCTGTATTTCCTATATATGTTGTATCTGCTATCTCACAGAACCAAGCAATTCCTTGTGCTACCCACATTTTTTCAAATGTTTTGATATTCTCTGTCTCTATTCTAAATCTTCTAAATATTCCTAATTCTTTTACCCTTCTTTTGTATTCCTCTATAGTATCTATTTCTGATAAATCACATAATTCTTGCAAAAGTTTCCAAAAATAATTATTTGCATTAGTTGTTCTCTTTTTTATGTATCTTTTTGCTTCTATTTTTAGTTTTAAGCCTTTTAATTGTTCTATGTCTGATAACTTGTCTTTATCATTAATTAAAAAGCTTATTTTTGGTTTTCCAGTCTTATAATCTATGTTTATTTCTTCTAATGTTCCTGTAGTTTGCATTTAACCACCTACTTCTTATCTGGCATTGTGTTGCATTTATTTAATATTGATATGTATTGTTCTTTTGTTAAATCTGTTGTGTAAGTTATTCCATAATTCTTTTCTAAAACTGGTCCAACATCAAATCCTTTTCTTATCATAAGCGCATATATTGACTTTGCTTCTACATCTGTAATTTTATTGTTAGATACTCTTGTTGGTGCCTGTTTCTTTTTGTAACCAACTTCACTTGGATTCTGGTCAGGATCTTCTCCTGTTATTATCTTATAAGACTTCATCAAAGCATATTTATCTGCATATGTCATCGCTTTCCCTGACCCTTTATCTTGCGTATCTATTCCTTCTGCAAATGTTATTGTTTCTATATATTCTTCTGTCTTATCAATATTTACAAATCTATACGTAGTTTTTATCCTACTAAAAATATTGTTTTTTTCTCCGTATTCATTTGTAGTAGTATACATTGTGCTTTCTAATACTTCTCTATTTACTGGATAACTATAAACTCTATATTTAAATTCTAATTCTTTAACTGCCTTTAAAATATCTGCTTCTCCTACAGCTTTATAAGCACTTTTACCTTGTCCAACAGTCAAGTTTTTATTGACACTAGAAATTTCATTTGTTATATTAGAAAGCTTTTCAAATATATTCATTTCTTTAATTTCCATAGTATTCTCCCTCTTTATTTTCTTTTAAATCTAAATAATCCATAATTCCCCCCTACTTTATTCTTAAACTTGTATTTTGTGTATTTATATTAACTCCTGCTGGTATTTCTCCTGTTTTAGTAAAATTATTTTTTATTGCTGTTTTATCTACTTTAACTGTTACAATTTCTGTTTTGTATTCGCTAGGAATTTCATCTTCGTTTATGATTTCTACACTAGGTGGATTCTTTGCTATGCTTAATGTTCCAAGTGGTGTTTCTAGTTTTGTAAATCCACCTTGTTCCATACATTCTTTTACATATTCTTTAAATTTTGTAAGTCTGTTTTCTAATGTCTTTCTTTGCTCTGAAATTCTTTTTTCCTCGTTTTTCATTGCTTCAATAGTTAATTCTATATTTCTTGTATAGCCAATTAAATTTTGGCTTTTTTGTTGCAATAATTCTATTAATTCTTTTTCTACTTTCTTTTTATCTTCTTCTGTCATTTCTTCCTGTGCTATCAACATTGGAAATGCATTTGTTATTTGATATAAACTTAAATCTTGCATTATTCTTCACTTACCCTTCCATATATTTCATCATCATAATTTTCATCATTCTTTTCTAGTAAATATTCTAAATAGCTGTCATAATCATTGTTTGTTTCTATATAATCTTCTTCTATCATCCTGTTTTCTAACATTTTTAATTCTCCTTTGACATTTCTATTTATTTGTGCTAATATATAAATAGATTCGTTTATTTAAGTGTCTATGAACTAGTTTGATTTTAGTAGGTCTACTAGTTCTTTTTTATTTAATTTTCTTTCTGCTTCTTTTAAAGCTTTTCTACTTTCATCAACTAAACTTTGTAATTCTTTTATCTTCTTAAACATTTCTTACACTCCTTTCCTTTTAATTTTAATTTTGCTAAAGTAATTATGTGCCAGTAATAACACTTATCTAACTTGTCCATCTTTTGTACTCCTTTCTTGTAAAATTTTGTAAATTATTGTATAATACCCTCGAAAGAGAGGTGTAATTATAATGCAAACTTTGAAAATTCCTAAAGAATCATTTGTTACTTTAAAAAAGCCTAATAAATCTTTAATAATTTCATTTTTAGCAATAATAATTGCTAATTGCATTACAGTATTTGGTTTTAACTTTTTAGATTTAAAAACTAAAATTATTATTTCATTAATTATATTTTCTTTAATTTTATTAATTGATGTTATTGTTTTATATACTCAATACTATATGTTCTACTATCAGGCAGAATATCTTAATAAAGTTTATCAATTAATTGATATAAACGTTGATAATCTTGGTCAGTCAATCTCTGATTTAAAAACAGAAAATACTGAAATAAGAAATTCTGTAAATATAAACAATGAAAAAATTGAAATGCTAAAGTCTAAAATTTCTTGATTTTTTTCTATACTTGTTTATATTTTTTATATTTTCTATTATTTCTCTAATAGAATATAAAATATAAGCAAGTATAATTATTATTAAAAATATTCTCATTTTTCCCCCTAATAAATCGTATTTTGACAAAATGCCCATACTGTACCCGCTATTGCTGCCATGTATAAACTGCTATATACTACTGTTCTTCCTATAAATGCATATACTTTTTCTTTTCTTTTCATTTGTTTTCACCTCTTTTGTTTATTATCATTTCTTTTTAAATCCTTTTGAGCCATTCTTATGAAAACCTTTGCTATCTGTTCGTAAATTTCTTCTTTTTCTTCCTCTGTAGTTTCTGGATGATAACTTGTTACTTTATACTCACTCTTCATAAGACTAACTCCTTTCTTAATTTTTATTCATATTGCCTGTACTTATTTAGTATTCTTTTAGTAGACTTTTAGGACAAAAAAATTTTATCTATATTGGCTTTTGGAAAAACATTTTTTATTCTTTCCATTAATTCAAAACTTGGATTTCTTTGTCCATATTCTATTGCTTTATAATGAGATACTGTTATGTCCAGTACATTTGCCATTTGTTCTTGAGTTAAATGTTTACTTTGTCTAAAACTTTGCAATTTTTCTCTTTTCATTTTTCTTTCCTCCTTGTCTGCTCACAGTATACTCTACTTTTAGAAGACTGTCAAGTATTTTTTTTAAAATTTTTTTATTTCTTATTAAAAAATCCCTCTAATCCTATCTACTCTAAGAAAACTTTTTTAAAAAAAATATTGAAAAGTATTCTAAAAGTATGCTATAATATAAAATATAGGAAGTGAGAATATGAATAGAATAAAAAAATTGCGTGAAGAATTTGGATATACTCAACAAGATTTAGCAAACAAACTTAATGGTTCTAAAAGTGTAATTGGATTATATGAAAATGAAATGCGTAAACCAAGCCTTGAAATTTTAGTCAAATTGTCTGAAATATTTGATTGTAGCATAGATTATATTTTATGTAAAACAGATATTAAAAATGCAGTTATTAATGTTGCTAAAATACCTATATTAGGTACAGTAAAAGCTGGTTATGATTGGTTAGCAGAAGAAAATGTTGTTGATTATATCACATTAAAAGAAAACATACCTAATATAAAAGAATATTATGCTTTAAAAATAACTGGTGATAGCATGTTGCCACTCCTTTCTAAAGGAGACTTAGTAATAGTCCATGACCAAGATGATGTAGAAAGTGGACAAACTGCAGTTATTCTTATTAATGGCGAAGAGGCTACTGTAAAAAAGGTAGTTAAAACAAATGAAGGTATTGAACTTCATTCTATGAATCCTTATTATCCAGTTAAAAAATTTACTTATGAAGATATGAAAAGTATACCAGTGAAAATAATAGGAAGAGTAAAAGAAGCAAAAATAAAAGGAGCTTTTGAATAGGAGTGATAATATGATAGCAATATATGCAAGACAATCCATAGAAAAAAAGGATAGTGTTAGTATTGAAGCTCAAATAGATAAATGTAAAACTTATTGTGACGGACAAAAATATAAAATATACAAAGACTCTGGTTATTCTGGAAAAAACATAAATAGACCTCAATTCTCAAGCCTGTTAGAAGATATAAAAAAAGGTATTGTAAATAAAGTTATAGCTTACAGGCTAGATCGTATCAGTAGAAGTATTGCAGACTTTTCACAATTATTGATAATGTTTGATGAATACAATGTGGACTTTATCTCTGCTACAGAAAACTTTGATACTAACTCCCCTATGCGGTAGAGCTATGATAAATATAGTTATGACATTTGCTCAATTAGAAAGGGAAACTATTGTTGAACGTGTTACTGATAATTATTATTTTAGAGCCAATAACGGTTACTGGGCTGGTGGATATGCTCCATATGGCTATAAAATAAAGCATATTATTGGAAGTGATGGTAAAAAGCACTCTATTCTTGAAATAGATAAAGGAAAATCTAAAATAGTAAAAAAAATATATAATATGTATATTAATCAAAAAATTAGTATGAGAAAAATTGCTCAACAATTAAATAATGAAAATATTCCAACCTTGAAAAATGGACTTTGGGGAATAAATGCAGTATCTGCTATTCTTTCTAGACCAATTTACACACCTGCAACCGCAAAAATTTATGAATATTTTACTAACTTAGGTTCAAATATAACAAATGATATAGAATACTTTGATGGTAGTATGACTGCAAATTTATACGGGAATGCTAAAAAAAATACAAAAGTTAAAGCTTTAAGAAATTATGATGAAATGTATCTCTCGTTAATAAATTGTTCTCCTATTATTTCTAATGAGGATTGGTTTAAAGCTCAAAAAATAAAAGGAACAACTAAACATTTGCCACCAAGAACTAATACTTCTAAAATTTCATTCTTATGTGGATTAGTTAAGTGTGGAAAATGTGGTCGAAACTTAGTAACTCAAGGTTGCAAAAATAGATACGGAACTCAATATCATTATTTAATATGTACTAACAAAAGAAGCTTTGGAGCTTCTGCTTGTAATAATAAAATGATAGATGTTTCTAAATTAGAAAAACTCGTACTATCAGACATAAAGCAATATTTTAATTCAGACAGTATAATAAATAAAGTTAATAAGTATATTAAAGACAATGAAAGTAAAGATATCGAACTTTTAACTAAAAAAGAAAAGCTAGAAAATGATATTGTTAAGTTAAATTTACAAATAGACAAACTTATCAATTCTATTGCTGAATCTAATGAATTTACTCTAAAATATATAAATAAAAAAATAGAAGAAATAGAAATTGAAAAAGAAAATAAATTAAAAGAAATCTCTTCTTTGAATTTACCCAATAATAACAATGACGAACTATTAGACTATATAAAAAATATAAATGAGAAATTAAATTCTAACGATTTTAACGAGTTAAAAATTCTATGCAAAGCATTAATTGAAAAAATAGTTGTAACTGATAAAAATATAGACATACACTACAAAATATAGTGTATGTTTTTTTGAGTTTAATATATCATTATTAAATACTAATATTTTTGCCAT